GGGGCTGCTCTTCAGGAGCCTTCTGTTCGGCTGCATCGGTCCCGAGCTCGTCGGGATCGATTGCGAGCGCCGCATCTGCCTCAAGGAGGAACGCCAGCCTTTCCAGGTCAGTGGCAAACATTTCCATTAAATTCTCCGGTTCAATCACTGTTATTTGCCCCGATCGCACGGGGCGAGCGGGAGGTTTCAGCGATTACTTACCGGAAGGCTTTGAAATGTGTCGGAAAGGCGTCTCAAATATTTTTCAGCTTGATATCACTCAACACAGGAAGGTTGGTGCATCTGCAGAATGGATGTGCCGGTTGACCCGGAAACTTATCAATCGGGAAGGTTTTACCATTGAGAGGCCCACATACCGGACAGGTCCGCTCGTCACCCATGGTCATCCACTCCAGCTTCTCAATTCCGACACGCTCATGGAATTTAAGCCGCCCCATGTTGTGCGCCCGCAAGACTTCAGTCCGAGCGATCATTTCCATACGGTACTGCGCCTTGCTGAAGACCTTTGTCCCGGCCTGTTTGAAAGAGTCTTTGTAGATGACAACCCGCCCGAGATCCCGGACAATTTCATCAGTACCTTTTCCTTCAATTATTCCCTGCATGATGACGCGCTTTATGCCGTCGGCCAGTTCCCGATTTACGTCACCGGCAAGAGTCAGGTTGTATTGCGTCATGAAGTCGAGGGCATTGGTGTCGACGATGGAGAACACTTTGGTGGCCAGCTTGTCGATGCCTCCGGGCTTCAGGTCGGCATAGAAAGGTAGTGACGCGGATGTCAATTCGGTAATGCCCTGAGCGATGCCGCCCTTGAAAGCATCCTTGGTGCTTTTACGGAAGACAAGCGTCTGGTCCCGCTTCAATTGGCGCAAAACATCGTCCAGCTCGCCCTGTAATTTCTCCAGACCTTTCAACGCAGCCAGCTTGTTGTCCGGCAGAGATCCAAGGCTACGGTATTTCAAAATGGCCTGAGCCACTTTCTGTTCAGCCTTGTTGAGGGACTGAGTCAGCTGGGCGGTAATGGAATCGTTGTAGCGGTTGCGGGATTTCAGGCTCTTGAGCGTTGCCACCTGAATGCGTTCTTTAAGGTCGGAAGGCATGATCAGGATTCCCGGTGGTCAATGAACCTGCAGGCCGGGGAATCGAAAGTGCGCTCAGTGTTGTGTACTCGGCAGCGGTTGGAATCGGAATTGAAGTGGCTGCATTCATCACACAGGGAGGTCGCCGCCGTTGCTTCCAGTTCCTCTGTATAGTGATGGTGGGCCTCGGTATCGAGATCGCTGTTACCGTCAGCGGGAATACCGAGCATCTTTCTGGCGCTGGGCACACTCATGATTCCAGACACCACCATATCGACCACCGGCTTCACCTGTTTTTCATCCATCAGGTCGATGTTCTTACGTTCGGTCTCACGATTGGCAGCCTCGATATCCGGGTCCAGATCCATCTTGAGCTGCAGGCTGGAACGGCTGATGAGTTTGCGGTCATAGAGTTCGATAAGCAGTTTTTTGAAGTCAACGGCATCACTTGGGTCGAGGTCATTGAAGATGAATTGCAGGGATTTGTCGGCGTGACCTTTCAGTTCCATCCAGTCATCGAAGACCCAGTCGAGCAGCTTGCGGGCGGCCTGTTTGATCTCCCGGATCATGACCATCATCTTTTGCATGCTCACAGAAGCCGTGGCAAAGTTGGGACCGTCGCCGGTTACCAAAGACCGTGAAAGGCCCAGCGCCACCACAATGTCTTCTTTGACCTCCTTGACCTTGTCCTCGACATTAAGGACCTGGCCATCCGTGCCGTGGGTTTCCACATTCACATAAAACGGGACCACAAGGCCGCTTTTCATATCCATCTTGTTGACCATGTCACGGACCTGTTCCAGCATTCGCTGGTCGGGCATCACCATTTTCTGGCCAAATGCGCCGCCCACTTTAAGCAAGCGAAACGGTGTGGCCCATCGCTTGGCAATAGCCTGTTCAGCGCGGCGGTAATCACGCAACAGTTCAATGGCCTGAAACGCGGGCAGAACCAGTGAGTTGCCTCTTGGTGAAAAGCCCGGGGCATCCCATTTCAGGTGGATGACCTGATCAACTGGAAGGTCAATTGGATCACTGGCAGAGCCTGAATCCTCCGTATATTGCTTGGCTTCGATAAGCTCGCCTTGGGCATACTTCACCTTCACCGAAACCGGATTGACGCATACCACTTCCTCGATGTCCTGACCGGAAGTTGCATATCGTTTGAAGCCGACGGCATCGCCTTTGACCAGCAGCTGAAGGATCATGTCCTTTATGAACTCCGATACATCGAGTCGCCATGCAGTGCTGACCGCATCATCTTTCAGCGTCTCGTCATCGCTGGTAATTTTGATTTCATCCCCGACCGCAAAAGTGCGCCATGAGTTGACGCAGTTCTTTACCAGCGGCTCCTCGACATAGTATTCCCAAGCCTTTCTGGCTCGCTCTTCCCATGTGGCCGGGACGGCATCGGTCGCGTTGACCTTGCTGAAGGCTGATGCGTCGAGGGCTGCCGCTGCGGCCATTGGCACAATGGCATATCCATTGGATTCGTTGTCAGGCTGCTCGGTATCTGGCTGGGCGTTTGTATCCACGTAATCCTCTCGGGTTATTTCCGGTTTAACGGCCGCACATCTCCCCGCTGTGGGGCGATCACGGCAACACTGGGGTTACTTACCGGAGGGAGAGGAAAAACGTCGGAAAGGCGGTGGGTGGTTGTTACAAATTTAAGAAGATGGTGCGCAATCTTCTTAAATTTGCATCATCGGGGTAGTTGAAATGCACACAGTCAAAAAAGACAAAACCTCTTCACTTATTCACAAGTGCAGAGGTTTTGCAAAATTGATCATGACCATGGGCCAGCCGGTTTCCAAGTGATATGATCGGATACACCTTTGATTACCGGCCCCAGAAACAGCTTGACCTCAGTCGCCATCTCTTGGAAGGATTCAGAAACATGATCCTGCTTTAATCGTTTGCGGAAGGCTGCCCACATCGGTTGGCGTGATGAAATAAAATCTGCTGAAAAGGCATCGATAGGCTCATTCAATTCCGTCCCGCGTTGCTTGAAGGTAAGCCTTACAGCCTCAGCAAGACTGCTTAATTCAAACTCAAACTGACGAGACAAAAGCCAGATGTCATAAAAATCCTTCATGCGGCTATTCAATTGTCCCAGCTTTACCATTGCCTCAAATTTCTCGGCAATGGCGCTTTCCCGGCTGTAACAAAGAAGCGATGGTGCCGGAGAATCCAACATGCAAGGTAGTTCTGCTTTCTCAGGTCCCGGATAAACGATGTCTCCAAATCCAATATCTATCTGCATGCTGATTCTGGCAGTGCCCAGAGCACCGCGAAACCTCACTCGGATTCCTTCATAGTCGGCATCTTCGGTTATTCGCTCCGTCTGAATGGAATCGGAATCAAAGGTTAAACCGTCAGGCTCAATTTCCACGGCAAGCATATCCCGGATCTGCGCGGTGATATTTTCCTCTTCGTTTCCGGTCTTTCCCAGCATATCAATGTCCATGGTCGGCCTGAACTCTGGTGACTTCCAAGCCCGGAGCATGAGGGCTCCCTTGAGGATGTAATGCTGCGCGTGATCTGACATAGATAGCCGGTACAGGAATCGCTCCATTGCATAATACTGAAGCAGTTCATTGAAAGAGCGGTTATCAGCTTTCGACCGATTGAGAAGCCGTTGTCTTACTGAGGCGGAAACGTTTTGGGGCAATTTCATATGTTTGCCTCCAGATATGGGCGCACAATTTTGTCGACCCGACAAATCTTGGCGTATTCCAGAATCTTTCTATGGTCAAACTTCTTCCTTCCCTTGTAAAGTTTCAGTGCCTCAAGGACGACATCCATCCCAATTTTGTTCCGGAACTTGAAGCAATCTGCCAGTGTCTTTTCCGGGCTGTATACTTTTACGGTAACTCCATCAATTTGATGTTCCTCAATCCCAGCGTGATAAGCCTGATCTGTGAACCGGTGAACAAGAAGAGGTGGATATTCGAGTGATGGCGGATGGGAGTCCCGAGGAATGGCTATTGAAACCTCATGTGGTATTTGTGTGGTAATTTCATGAAACGAGAGTGCAGAGATTAGACAAACGACGGCGTTGGGATATCGAAGGGCAACAGTAACCAGATCAGGATTGCTGACAGGAGGCAGCTCAACCAGCCGATACACGCCTCTACTGATTTGCTCGATTATCCCTTTGTCTCGAAGCGAATAGAGCATGTAACGGGTAATGCCGTGCTCAATCGCCTCACTCATGCGAAGCTGACCGCCGCATTTACGAAATATTTTTACCGGGTCTGTTTTCATTTGCGTCTCCAGACAAATAATCCACACATATAAACATCTGGCAAGAATATGTCTGATTATCGGTAAATAATCAAGGTAAATTCTTGAAATATCAAAAAAAGACCGGCTCTGTCAGAACAGGCTTGAGCCAAACGGTCTCTTCACCGGCAAGGTCGAGGTTGCCTTGCTCCCGAATGAGCATGGCACAGCGAACCGCGTCGATGATGTGGTCGTTGCCTTTGGAGTAGATAATCTTGCCGTCCCGCAGGGTGTAAGTCTGGGTGGTGAACTGGTCTTCAATTTCCAGATCGTCTGCCGGAAAGATGATCTGTTTGCGCTGTAGGGCACCGTTGATCAGGCTGGTCATCAGTTCCTTTGTCCGCTTTTTGATTTCCTTGCCATCGCGGACGGTGAGCCGTGTCATACCGCCGAAATCAAAACCTTTCAGTCGGCCTTCCAGTTCCAGCTCTTTGTATTTGTCGAGGGTCAACAGTTCCTGCACGACGGCCAGACCGTTGCCGCCATTATCCACGCCGATTCCCGCCGGGGTGAAATAGCGCTCGAGCAGTGCAATGGTCTGGGCAATGTGTGGATACGATACATGCTCCATGTGAATACGCAGCACCAGTTTCAGGAGACTGCGATCACCCACCTCGGCTTCCTGAAAGATAACCAGTTCGGTCGGGTCGTTTGTATATCCAAGGTCACCGCCAATCCAGAACAGTCCGGTTCGGGGCGTCAGGTTAAGCAGTAGTTCAAGCCGGTCATAGGCGGCTTCCTCCGTTTCACAATCGCGCAATTCGGTATCGGTAATGGTGACCTTCTGATATTCCAGCAATTCCTGTCGGCAGAGATTGAACTGCTCCACGTTGAACGTCCCGTAGGAAGGCTTTCCATGTTCCCCGGCCACCTCATGCTGCCAGCCCGAGGTATCTTTGCCACCGTAGAACTCCAGCAGCTCCGACTCCCGTTCAGTGGTCCAGAACGGGTTGAGCCACGATGCCCAGCGGAACACCCTGAACTGTTCCGACATGGTCAGTCGATAGTAGGTAGTGTTTCGCAGGCCGTTGGGCGTGGAATAGATTTTCAGACGGCCGCCTGTTTTCAGGCATTGTCTGAGAGCCTTCCATGCGCGTTCGGAAAGCCACGCTCCTTCATCCACCCAGATCCGGCCGACATGAAGCGATCGGAAAGCATCGCCATAGGCACCGGCCGGTCGGAAATAGAGAACCGATCCGTTGGTAAACTCCAAACGGAAATACGGCTTCCGGGTGATTTTCGGTTTGCCGTATTTCGAGAGTGCAATGCTGTTCATCAAGTCTTCATTGTGATCCAGCTGGTACTCGATTTCCTCGATGACCGTGTCGAGATGTCCCTGATGAGGAGCGGCAATCAATCCCTGTCCGCCGCGAGTAGTGAAGGCATAGTGCAGTGCATCCGTCGAAAGCACGATCGACTTGCCAACGTCACGGCCATCGAGGTGGATGATGTTTTTATGGGAGCAGCGGAGATCTTCCTTCTGGTGGTCCCAATACGACCGTGCCGAACCGTCCCGGTTGTAGAGATATGCTTGTCCCCACAAAACCGGGTCACGGAGTGTTTCGGCCAGCCTGCGCTCCTTATCAGAGACACTCATCAATGCATTCCTTTGCGGATGGCAATTCCAAGAACCGACGAGATCAGTTCTGTGAGGATCTGCTGGACAGCCAATGTGTTCGTCCTGTTGCTGACAGCTTCCTCAATATCCAGAATGGCTTGATCGAGTTCCTGCCATTCCACGTATTTCTGCCGGGCGGCTTCCATACGTTCGAATGCGTCGTCTATGCGCCCGGCCGCCAGCTCGGAGCCGATATCGACCAGTACCTGACCTGCCTCCCGGATGGCTTCGCTGTTTTGTTCGAGTATTTGTTTCATTGTTCATTGTCCTCCGGATTTGTGTTCGCCCAGCTATCCAGTGAATCAATGGCTTTCTGCAGACGCAGGCCGATTCCGACCAGACGTTCCGCATCCGGGTGGTTGGATTCAACCAGAGCCTTGTTTGCCTCCCGGACATATTCCGGCGTGTAGCGGTTCAGGGTGGATGTTGCCGACTGAATCTGCTCAGGCGGCCTGTACGTGGCGCAGCCAGCAACCATACCGGCCAGCGTCAATGGGATTACCCATTCGAGTGCTTTCTTTAACATGTTGCTCTCCTTTGTTTTAGGGTTGTTGAATTAATGCAGAAACATCTCTGCAAACACTTGATTTCCAAGAGAATATAAGCGTCATTGGACATGACGCGGGACGGTCCCGCAGAACCATAAACCGAAGCAGGAGACGCCCCATGAAACAGGTAAAAAAAAGCGACGACGCCAGAACGGCCTACAAAAAGCGCCAGGACAACATTGCCGAGTACATCCAGCGGATTCAGAAGAAGCTGGCTGCAGATGTCGTGCAGTCGAATATCAACTGGGCTCACGTCGGGTCGCTCGGGCATGTCGAAGAGCTGCTCCAGCAGATCGATAAGTTTCTGGGTTAAGCCACCGGCTTCAAAAACAAAGGAGTTAATACCATGACAGAGATGACCATTCATGAAACCACAGCCGCCTTCATCAACCATCTTCGGGAGAACGGCAAAAAGGAGCGGACGCTCTACACCTACCGGAAGGATCTTGATCTCATCGAGGGATACTTCGGCAAGGACAAGAAGCTTCAGGAGCTGCGTATCACTCAGGTTGGAAAGTTCCTCAAATGCGATGCGCTGCTGAAGCTCGGAAATGGCAATGCCCGGGCCGAAAGAACCGTCGCCAAAACCATCCGCGTGTTCCGGATGATGCTGGTCTGGGCCAAGGATACCGGACTTATTGATGAGCTCCCGCTGCCCAAGAGCACCCCGATGGGACACAGCAAGCAGACGGAGGTGACCGATGCCGAACAGCAGTGATCGTATGGAAGCGGCCATAGAACGGTTCTGTGCCCACCTGTCGGCTGAAAACAAAGCAGCAGGGACAGTGACCGCATACCGACGGGATCTGCGACTGGTGGCCTGTGTGGCCGAATCTTTCCAGCCCGAATTCTGCTGCCAAGATGTGACACCCGGTCTACTGGACCGGGCTTTATCCTCGCCAGAGGTTTTGACCACCGACTCGGGACCGAGGTCACCGGCATCGGTGCATCGTTTGAAGGCTGCGGTCCGGTCATTCTTTGCATGGACAACAGATACCGGACTTACTTCTGACAACCCGGCGCAATCCGTTCGTATGAAAAGGCTGGCACAGAAACCGCCGGTGTTCCTGACGGCTTCAGAAAAGAAGGCACTGCTGAAAGAGGTAAAAGGCCGCACGGGCTTTGCCGGAATGCGTGATCGGGTCATGATCGAAGTCCTTCTCGGCACCGGCATCCGTATCGGTGAGCTTGAAGCGCTGGACACAGACGATATCGACCTCGATGCAAAGCATCTGAGAGTCAGAGCCAAAGGGAATGTGGTGCAGGTCAAATTCATAAAAACCGACCTCCGCATCCTGCTGAAAAGATATTTGAAAGAACGATCCCGGCAAAGCACAGTACAATGCAGCCCACTGTTTCTGTCCAATAGAGGAACACGTCTTTGCCAAAGGCAGATAGCCAACCGAATAGCCTTCTGGCTGAAGAAGGCCGGTATTGAAAAAAACCTGACTCCGCATGGTCTGCGGCATACGTTTGCAACCCACCTATACGGGGCCACCAGTGACCTGCTTGTCGTGCAGAGGGCGCTGGGGCACCGGGATATTTCAACGACCCAGATTTACACCCACCTTGTCGATGGCCAGCTCGAGGATGCCCTTGAAAGACTGTGACAGCATCCTTGGCCTGAACATCCGGAGCGGCTCCTGCTGCTCCATTTTCGTTCCCGGGCCGCATATTCAAATAGCGGCATATGCCGTTATGCGCGAACAAGGCCATACAGGCCACTTTGGGATTTATGGCGTTATGTGCGCATAAGCCAATAAAGTTGATTTTCTTATGTATGGTCTTATGCGCATAGGATTGGAGGGAA